GGCTCCCTGGCCGACAACGGCGCGCCCACCTTCGGCTACACCTACCGCCTCTCGGGCTATCCCATCGTCGAGATGCCCTACCAGGACCGCAACGCCAAGTCGTGGGTCTACCCCGTCGATGACGCGCTGATGCCGGTGGTCGCCAGCAACGTGGCCGGCTACCTGATCAAGAACGCAGTCGCGTAACGCATTCCACCGAGAGGCCGCAGGCCGTAGCAGTACCCGCCCCGGACGTGTCTGGGGCGGATCCCGACAAGGAGTCATCATGGCAAAACAGAAATCCGAGAAGGTCGTCACGGTCCAGGCCCTGACCCCGATCCAGCACAGCGGCGAGGCTTATGCGCCGGGCGATACCCTGGACATCCTGGAATCCGACGCGCAGCGCCTGGTCGACGCCGGCGCCGCCAAGGTCGTCACCGAAGTCCAGGCCCCCGCCTGACCATGGCCTACGCCACCCGCGACGATCTGGCAGCCCGATTCGGCGAGCAGGAAGTCGCCGACCGTGAGGCCATGCTCGGCGCGGGCGCGGCGGATCGCGCCATCGCCGATGCTGCGGCCGAGATGGACGTCTCTCTGGACAACCGCTACCTCACGCCCATCACCCCCGTGCCGCTGGCCGTGGTCCTGCGCTGCTGTGACATCGCCCGCTATCGCCTCCTGGGCGACAGCGCCTCCGAAGACGCCCGCAAGCGCTATGCCGATGCGCGGCAATGGCTGAACGACGTGCAGACCGGCGCCATCAACCTGGATGGCGTCCCCGCCAAGGTCGGCGGCACACCGGAAGGCCGGGTCGAGATGCTGCCCGGACGGCGTATCTTCTCGCGGGGCATCGTGTGATCGCCGACGTCATCGCCCGCCTCCAGACCCGGCCGGAGTTCCTTGCCGTGTCCGGCGCCGCTGGCTTCGCCGCCGCCGCCGACCCCGCCACCGGCAAGCCCCGCGCCGTCCCCGCCGCCTACGTCTTGCTGCTCTCCGAGAGTGGCGAGCCGAGCCCGACCTACATGCGCGCCGAGCAGCGCGTCGGCGTGGCCGTCGGCATCGTCATCGTCGCCCGCAACCTCCAGGATGCCAAGGGCGCCGAGGCCCTCGCCGACCTCGACACCCTGCGCGCCGCTGCTCGCACCGCCCTGTTGGGCTGGGCGCCCCCGGGCGCCGACCCGCTCACCTTCGACGCCGGCAGCTTGCTGGCCTTCAAGGACGGCAACCTCTGGTGGCAGGACAGCTACCGGACCCACTACGACATCATCCAAAGCTGAGGACATCATGGACCAACCCGAAACCCTCCCCCAGTCCGGCGGCAGCTACAGCCGCGATCCCGAGACCGGCGAACTCCTCCCGCTGACGCCGCCCCCCGCCGACCCCGCCCCCGTAGGAGGCCCGTCCTCGGGCCGAGAGGAATAAGCCATGAGCCGTCTAGTCCGCAACACCGCCATTCTGGCCAAGATCGAGACCACCTACGGCACCGATGCCGCGCCCAGCGGCGCCGCCGATGCCATCCTGGCCAGCAACTTCTCCAGCGTACCGCTGAGTGCCAACTTCATCGACCGCGCCCTGGTGCGCCCGTTCCTCGGCACCTCTGACCGGCTGATGGGCTACACCTGGAAGGAATTGAGTTTCGACGTGGAAATCGCCGGCAGCGGCGCCGCCGGCACCGCGCCGGCCTACGGCAAGCTGCTGCGCGGCTGCGGATTCGCCGAGACCATCACCGCCGGGTCGCGCGTCGAATACAACCCGATTTCCGCTGCGTTCGAGTCCCTCACCCTCTACTACTACGACGACGGGCTGCTGCATAAGCTCCTGGGGGCGCGCGGGACCGTGGACGTCAAGATGCCGATCGGCGCCAAGCCCATCATGAGCTTCAAATTCACCGGCATGGACGGCGGCGAAGCGGCGGCCAGCAACCCCAGTCTGACCCTCACCGCCTGGCAAGCGCCGCTGGCCGTCACCAATGTCAATACCGGCCAGCTCACCCTGGGCTGCACCTACTCGGCGGGGGCGCTCTCCGCCGGCACCCAGTACCCCAGCCAGGGTCTGGACGCCTCTCTGGGCGCCAAGGTCACCTACCAGGAGCTGGTGGGTAGCTCGCTGGTGAACATCACCGACCGCGACCCCTCCGGCAAGATCACGCTGGACCTCACGGCGGCCCAGGAAGTCACGCTCTATAGCAGCATCAAGGGCATGACCAAGCAGGGCCTGGGCATGGTCCAGGGCACGGTGGCGGGCAACAAGTTTTTGTTTTTCGCCCCGGCCACCCAGCTCATGAAACCCAGCAAGGTCGACGACAACGGCCGCCGCCTGATCGGCTTCGATGTCGATTTCGCGCCGTCTGCCGGAAACGACGAATGGCGCCTGGTGGCGCTCTGATCTTACGCAAGAGGAAAAATCATGCCCGCGATGAGCGACTATCTGGAAAACAAGATCATCGACTGGCTGCTGCGCGGCCAGGCGTACACGCCGCCCGCCACCGCCTACGTCGGCCTCTATACCGCCGGTCCCAGTGATGCCGGCGGGGGCACCGAGGTCAGCGGCGGCAGCTACGCCCGGGTGGCCGTGGCCAGCGGTCTGGCCAACTGGGCCGGTACCCAGTCCAGTGGCAGCACGGTGGCCAGCAGTGGCACCGGCGGCACCACCAGCAATAACGGGGCGGTGACCTTCCCGGCGCCGACGGCCAACTGGGGCACCGTGACGGCGTTCGGCGTGTTCGACGCCAGTTCGGGCGGCAACCTGCTGTTCTATGCCAGCCTGACCACCAGCAAGACGGTCAACAACGGAGATGCCGCCCCGAGCTTTGCGGCTGGCGCGCTGACCTTCCAGGACGATAACTGATGCGGCTCTGGCAGTTCCTGATTGCCGTCGATCAGATGGCAAACACTGTGCTGGGCGGGTGGGCGGACGAAACGATGTCCGCCCGCTGCTACCGCAACCGGGAACGCACCCGCGGCTGGTCTCTGCTGTATCGAGGGGTGAACGCCGTATTCTTCTGGATGCCCGACCATTGCCGGGGGGCGTATGAGTCGGAGCAGCGGCGGTTGAATGCGCCCCCTGAGTATCGACTGCCTGAGGACAGGACATGACCCCCGCACAACAGGCCGCACTGGAAACGCTGGCAGGCCGCGCGCTGACGGTCGCGGAGATCGCGGCAGCCAATGCGCGAGACGATGCCACCTTGTCGCTATCGCTGTCTGCGGGCCGCACCCAGACGGTGCCGAATTTAATCGGCGTCGGTCAGGTGATGGAGGCCCTCGGCCCGGTGGCCGGTGCCGCTGTACTGGATGCGCTGGATGCCGTGCGCACCAGCAACCGACCGCTTTATTGGGCCTGGGGCCTGCTGGAAAAGGGGATGCTGGATGTGGGCAGCCCGGCCACCCAGGCGTCGATTCACGGCCTGGCCGCGGCGGGCCTCATGACTGCGGCCCAGGCGGATACGCTTATTGGCCTGGCCCGGCGGCCTGATCCGGTGTTGGTCGGCGTGGTGTCCGACCTCCTCAATAGCGAGGCGACATGACCACGCCAATCCTTCGCCAGGCTCAGGGCAGCGCGATCACATCCTCCCCGAGCGCCATCGCCAATAACGCCTACTCCGCAGGGATGCGGATCAACAACAGCACGTTGGGCGCGTTGTTGGCCGATTTCCGCGTGACCGGGAGCTTTGGTTCGTCTCCAGCGGGCACGGGTGCCCTGCAACTGGTGATTATCGATCGCGACCTGGCGGGCAATGCCGGCGCATCGCCCTCTACGACGGTGCTCGGCAAGCCCTATACGCTCACCCCGTCCCCCTCTGGCACGGCATCCCAGGTGTTCGCCGTGGATTCCGTGCCGTTGCCGTATGACTGTGACGCTTACATCCTCAATAACGGCACGGCGCAGACCTTCACGTTCGGCACTTCCGGATTCGCCTGCCAACCCTGGTCGCCGGGGACGTAAGTCGTGCCGCAAGGCGTTAATCTTTCCAGTCTGCTCTGGCCGGATGCGGAGCAGGGGCGGCAACCGCAACCCCTCCTAGGGATCGACAAGGGCAACCCCCTTTCGTCGGGGCTGACTTGGGCGGTCGTAGGGGCAGAAAAGCTCAACCGTGGAAGCTTTTTTGATCGCAATGCCCTAATCGGCTACGACGCGGGTTCCAGCATCTCTGGCCTCTCTCCGTCCGGCCAGTCTGCCCATTTCAGCGGGAGCGCTGGCAACTACTACAGCGGCAACTTCAATACCCAGGCGCACCCGTACCTGGCTGCGACGGCCTCTCCGTTCACGATTGCGATATTGGCGACGTGTAACGCGCTGCCCTCGGCGCAAGTTTCCATCGCCGGGACAACCTACACGCCCAGCGCCGCCCCTGTCGTTTCTGTTGGCATCTCTGCGGACAACAACTGGGAATTCATCGTATCCGATAGCGGCGTCACCGTTTCGGTTACTGGCACGGCAGTGGTGGTGGGGGTGCCTACGCTGCTAGTGGCGAACTACGACGGCAGCTTCGCCCGGCTTTACGCCAACGGCAGGTATCTCAGCAACGGCGTCGTCACCTACGCGCCAAAGACCGCTAACTGGCTCACGCTGTTCAGAGGCGCCCTCACTAACGGGACCAGGGCGTTTACCGGAGACCTCACGCTTGACCTGGCCTGGAATCGCGCCCTGTCGGCGAATGAGATACGCACGCTGGCAGCGAATCCATGGGATTTGTTTTCCCCCGCCACCCCCCTGTCCATCCCGGTAGCGGCGAGTGGGGCAGGGGCGGTGCTCGCTGCAAATGCCGCCGATCTGGCCAGCGCCAGCGCTGCACTGATGACGGCCATTCCGCTCTCCGGCGCCGCGGCGGTGGTCGCCAACAGCGCCGGCGCGCTGGCCACCGCCATCCCCGTGGCCGGGCAATCTGCCGCGGTAAGTGTGGCCGGCGGCCTGCTCACAACCACGATTACCCTGTCTGGATCGGCCCTGGCCCAGGCACTGGCCAGTGCCGGCCTCACGACGGGCATCCCCCTTGGCGGCGCTGCCCAGGATAACGCCGGAGCGACCGGCGCCCTTGCCAGTGCCGCGGCTGCGCTGACGGGGGCGGCGAGCGGCAATGCCGTCGCCTCAGCCAGCCTCACCACCCAGGTCAAGCTGGCGGGGGCCGCCAATTCCCAGGCGCTGGCCAGTGCCGGCATCACGACGGGCATCCCCCTTGGCGGCGCTGCCCAGGATAACGCCGGGGCGACTGGTGCCCTTTCCGGTACCGCGGCTGCGCTGACGGGGGCGGCGAGCGGCAATGCCGCTGCGTCAGCCAGCCTCACTACTCAGATCACGCTGTCGGGCGCCGCGATTGCCCAGGCGCTGGCCACGGCAGGCCTCACCACCACGCCGGCCGGTTTGTCCGGCGCCGCCGCTGCACAGGCCGGCGCGACCGGCGCCCTGCTCACCCAGATCCCGCTGGCGGGAGCCGCCCAGTCCATTGCCACGTCGACGGCCGGGGTCACCACCGTCATCAAGCTCACCGGGGCGGCGGCGTCCGTGTCCGCCGCGACCGGCGCCCTCACGCTGGCTGCGACCCTGACCGGGGCCGCACTGGCCCAGGCGGCGGCCGCCGGAAGTCTCACCATCAGTATTCGGATGAGCGGTGCCGCGCTGGCCCAGGCGGTGGCCGCGGGGTCGCTGGGTGGCACGCCCTCCCTGGCCGCGCGGGTACACGCCATCCGCGCGCTACCAAGAGCGTGGACCGTCAGCCGGGGCCGAGCGGTTGCGCGGGCCTGGGTCGTGTCGAGCACCCGCCGTCATTGGAGTATTGCCGCATGAGCCGCCTGCCGATCAAGGACCCCGCCGAGGTGGTGGTCATCGCGTTCGACTTCAGCGCCGAGCTACTTGCGGAAACCATTACCGGCTCACCGATCATCACCTGCACCGCCTACCAGGGGGTCGACGCCAGCCCGGGCGCGGTGATCTACGGGGCGCCCGCGGTGGTGGGGCAAACGGTCACCCAGACCGTGTGCGCCGGCCTGGATGGCATCGATTACAAGCTGCGCGGCGTGATCACCACCAGCGGCGGACGCACCCTGGTGCTCTCCGGCATCCTGCCCGTCCGGGTGCTGTAGGCCTCGGCCCGCAAAACTAAAACCCTTTATTCGGCGCGCCGCCGCGCGCACGCAAAAATGGGGCGTCCCTCACTGGAGTGCCCCATGTTCAAACTCAATCCCACCCCGCAGTTCGCCGCCCCCGTCTCTCTGACCGTCCCCGGCCAGGCCGAAACCGGCAGCGTCATGCTCACCTTCCAGCACATGGGCAAGCAGGCCCTGGCCGATTGGCTCGCCAGCGCCGGCCAGGGGAAGAACGATCTCGACCTGGTGGCCCAGGTGGTGGTCGGCTGGGAGGGGGTGAGCGACGACGACGGCGCTGCCGTGCCGTTCAGCCGCGAGGCGCTGGCCGCCCTCCTGGATGCCTACCCCGCCGCCGCCGGCGAGATTGTTTCCGCCTACGTCCATGTCCTCGCCGAGTCCCGCGCAAAAAACTGAGGGCGGCGGTCCGCGCGCTACTCACCGCGCCGGACCATGCCGAGGAGGATCAGGCGCTGGCCGCCTTCGGCATCGCCGCGATCCGGCAGCATCAGGACTGCGAGCTGTGGCCGGAGAACGCGCTGCCCTTGGGCGTGTTCTCGCGCCTCACCACCCAGTTCAACGTCGGCCCCATGGGCGGCGTGGTGGGGCTGCGCTACGAGGCCATCCCCATCGTCCTGCGCCTGCTCCAGGTGCCCCGCGCCGAGTGTCCGAAGCTGTTCGAGCAGCTGCGCGTGTGTGAATCCGAAGCACTGACGATCTGGAACGCCGCATGAACGCTGGTCAAACCTTTGGCATCACCCTCAAGTGGGACGGCCGCGAAGCCCAGGCCGGCGCCGCCGACGCCGGCGCGCAGATCGACGAGCTGGGCAAGCGCGTCGTCAATGCGGGCACCCAGGGCAAGGAGGCGCTGACCGGGCTCTCCGGCGCCTCGCGCGCCTTCGCCGTCCAGACTGGCGAGGATGTCCAGAAGATTCTCGACCGCTACGACCCCATGGGCGCCAAGTTGCGCCAACTGCAAACGGATTTCGCCCAGCTCAACGTGGCGGCCAAGACCGGGCTGGTGGGTGAAAAGGATGATTCCCGCGTCGACCTGGCCTACAGCAAGATCCTCACCGGTATCAAAGGCATCGAGGGCGCGGCGCCGGCCGCTGGTGCGGCCGTGGCCGCCGCCGGCACCCAGATGGCCGCCGCCGCCGAAAAAAGCGCCTTCGCCACCGTCGGCGCCCGCCGCGAGCTGATGGTGCTGGGCCATGAGGCCATGAGCGGCAACTTCGCCCGCATGCCCGGCAGCTTCATGGTCCTGGCCGAGCGGGTCGGCGCCAGCGGCACCGCGATGCTGGCCACCCTGGGGCCCATCGCCGCCGTCGCCGTGGGCCTGGGCCTGATCGCGAAAGCCGCATCGGGCGGACACGAAGAAATGATGGCCATGAACAACGCCCTGGCCACCACCTCGGGCTACGCTGGCCTCACCCGCGGCGCCATGCGCCAACTGGCCGACGAGATGACCCGCACCGGCCAGGCCACCATCGGCCAGGGCAAGGACATCGTCACCGCCCTGGTGGCCAGTGG